CCTTCTATCTATTCTACTGAAGAGAAATAAGCAAAGCCCCTGCGTTAGCAAGGGCTTCACTTACCGCGGAAGGTTCTTAGCGACAAGCCACCTGTTCATTGTCCAAAGCATTCGGTCGGACTGCTCCAGTAAAATACTCGGAGCGATTCCGGACTCGACCGCTAGGGAAGCTATGAACCAATGAGCGGAGCTATCGCCTAGTCCTACTATTCTGGAACTTTTGGGTCTTCAGTTGCTCCAATAGCGTCTACTAGTTCTAGCCAACCTTCGAATTCTTTGTCTGTCTGCTTCCTGCGCTTCTCAGAATGCCAAGCGAGGAATAACAACCAGCCCATTTTTGGGTCGTCTAGTTTTGCTATTGAAACGTCGTACTTGTCTTCGAACGCCACCATATCGGGAGCCGATACTAGAACGTCCTTGTGTGTTCCGTCTGCGAACTCAATGCGTAGGGTTAGTTTCATTTTCTAGCCTTATGCGGTTGCGAAGGATACGGAACCCGAAGTCGGGTACGAAACTGAAAACGAACTTAAATCGCCGATTGCCCCGGCTACTGGAGACACGCTATTCACGTGAACGGTCGCAGTCCACGCTGGGTTAGTTGAAGAAGTGGCGGTTCCATTTGGGTTAATTACTACGGTCGCAAGTGTTCCGATAAGCGGGTTTAGAACGGTGTTGATTTCACCGACGCCGTAACCGGAATGAAAGTCTAGTGAAACTGTTCCAGATTTTAGTCCAGAAATTAGTTCTGTGTAACCGTTGCTTCCGAAGCTGGTTACGTCCACGTCTGCGGCAGTTAGCTCTAGAGTAGCGGCAGCAACACCAGTTGAAACGTTAGTTCCGTTGATTGTGACCTTTGGGTTTATTACTACATACTTTGGCATTTTTTTTGTTCTCCTATTTTCCTAGCGGTTTTATTGTGCGTAAACTACAACGTTGAACTCAGCGGCTAGATAGGTAACTTCGCCAATAACAATAGAGCCGTAATTCCGCATATCGGTTACTCGGAGAGAATCACATCTCCCACCAAGCGTCCTGTCTAATTCTATCGCAAGCTTTACCGAAGAACTTCCGGCGGGCGTCACGTAAGAATCTAGAAGCCTTTGTGCGGTTCTTTCCCCGACTCGACCGACGACGCAAGTAATAACGAAGTTGTATTCGTCAAGTCCACGGGAACCAGCTTTGTCATAATTTACGCTTGCTACGTTAATAATCGAAATGGGCGGGGAGATTGTATCCGGAGTTTCGGTTGTAGTTCGAAGCCCGGTGATAGTTCCAATAGCGGAAGCAAGTCCGGAACGAAGGTCGGTAATAGAAGCCATTAGGCGAATCTAACTTTTCTATAAACGTCGATAAGGTGCTTCACGTCCGGGTCAAGTTGAACTCCCACGCGAACGGCTCCCTGCTCCCCAAATCCGGCGATTCCCAAAGGCGAATCATTACGCTTAAAAATTCTTGCCGCTTGAATCACGGTTGCTTGCTTTACTGCCGTCGGAACGGCTGACCAGCCCCAGACGCCAACAACTCGAACGGTAGCCTCTCCGTCTAGGACGTCAAATAAATAGTCGTCTACGGCTCTTATACGGGTAGACGGGTGATTTGTAAGACCGTCCACTATTCCGTTTAGTGGCTCTAGCTGATAATCCTTAGCTGCCCAAGTTGTGCCGAAGTCGTCGCCGTCGGAGGTCTGAAGAGTAGTTAAAGTTATTAGGTCGTCAATTTCAGCAACGTAAGAATCTTGCGGAGCGAATAAACGGGTCGCTGTTCCAGCGGTGTAGAAGTAGCGTTGCGTGTAGCTGTCCACCATTCGAGAAGCTGATTCGACCGCAAGCTCTAGAAGCGTATCGTCCACGCTGTCGGTAATCCGAGCGGAAGCTTTTATTTCTGCGAGTGTACAGTAACCATTTACGATTGCCATTAGATTCCTTTGTTTCCTTTTATCTTACCAGCCGGGCTTTTATAGCGGTCGAGCTAATCCCTGCGGTGTAGGGCAAGAACCCGAACCCAACTTTATTAGCTTCTAGCCAATCTCTAGTAAAGCCCATTTGGGAGTTGTAATCCTTATCTGACCAATCCGTTCCAGTAATTACAAAGTCCGCTTTTGCTTGAATTATGGCTGGCTTTGAATCTTGCCCGCCATAGTTAATAATAACTTCGTCCACATATCTACAAGCCCGAACTACCGCTGCTCTTTCCTCGGTGGTCATTATGGGCGATTTGCCTTTGAACTCTTTAACAAATTCGTCTGTATTTATGGCAACAATAAGCGTTCCGTCTTCGCCCGCAAACTGTTTTAGTCTGCGTAACATTTCAACGTGGCCCCAATGAAAGACATCATAAGTTCCGCCGTTATATATTCTCAATCCCAACGATTAGCCCTTCTAGTTTTTAAGTCCCAGTAGCCCGGGGAGAAGTCTTCTTCGTTTACTTTCTTGTTAAATAGATTCTGATTCGCTGCGTAGGTTCGATTATTTTCTATCGTTTTGTTCTTTAGGCTAGAGCTGTTTTCGTGGTGAACTTTAGCTTCTAGTCTTTGAATCTTTACTCCAGCTTTTTCCATTCTCCGGTGAAGGTCGTTATCGTCAAAGTAGAGCGGATAGAATCGTTCGTCATAGAGTCCAGCTTTAGCTATTGCGCCTTCTCCGAATACCACGCACGCCCATTGTGGAATGATGTCTACGAAGTTCAAAGCGTCCGGGTCTGTTTCAGTTGCGATTATCTCCAGCGCACCAGATTCGAACCAAGCGTCGTCGTTTACTAGAACCCAGTAAGGCGCGTAAGGGGTGGACTTGATTACTAGATTATACGCACCTACAAGCCCAAGTCCGAAGGGAACTCGTAGGAGCCATAGATTCTTTACTTGTTCCGGTTGCTTAGGTTCCCAGTTCTTCGCTCCGGAGTTGTCTACGATTACCAAGTGTTCAATCGGGTAATCTATCGAAGCTAGTAATCTGTCTGCCTTGTCGAACTGACTGTAAACGGCGAATCCTAGAACGGGAATCATTATGCGAATTTCTCCCGGAGAATCGGCAACCAATACCTAGACCAAACCTTGTCTACGTCAAAGTCCGAAGCGAAGTCGATAGCTACTTGTGAACGGCCTTTGCCTAACTTGTAAGCCTCTTCTAAAGCTCCAACTATTGACGGCACGTTAGGAATCTGCCACCAAGCGTCCTGCCCGGAATCCCAAGAAGGCTGTCCTTCTACTAAGAAAGAATCTTCAGAAAGAAGGTCGGGAGTCGCTGCCCAAGATGAACCGACCACGCGGGTTCCACAAGCCTGAGCTTCAACCGACGGAACGCCGAAGCCTTCTCCGTAAGACGTCGCAAGTAGAACGTCCATTCCCGTATAGTATCCGGCTAGAGTTTCCTGCGATATTCCATACCGATAACTTAGGGGATTAGGAAAGGCAACGTCTTCTTTATCTATGCCCAAGCTTTGAAGAAGGCTAACTAAATTCCAACCGATACCCTTAGAAATTGGGTCGGTGTGAAGATAGAGCATAACGTCTGGGTGCTTCTTCTGGAAGATTGAGAACGCAAGTAAATTTTCTGAGAATGCTTTGCGGTGAACTAGGCCAGAACTTTTATTTGCCGCAACCATTCCCACAACGAAGCGGTCTTTCGTTCCCATATGTTCTTCTACGGACTGCCCGTTTATTTCGAAGGTGGGCTTTAGAACTTTAGTATCTATTCCGTGCGGTGCGTATTTACACTCAATACCTTTAGCTTCCATTTGTCTAACTCCGTGCGGAGCCATAGCAACCGGAGTCACTTTCTTTTTCTTTAGAAACTCTTCGACTCTAGGCGGTATTGTTATATGGTCGAGTGGAACCCAGCTAAAAATGTCTATGTCGTTGAACGCTGGATTAGTAAGAACCCATACGTCGTAGAGCGTAAGCATAGCGTTCGGTTGGTTTGGCTTAGAAGCTGAAAAGGTTTTGTGGTCTATCGGAGCAGAATCGTTCGAATACATATCGAAGCCCCGGGCGAAGTGTGGAATCTTTCCGTAAGGCGTTTCTAGTTCGCGCTTGATTCCTTCGAGTCCGTAGTTAGAAAGAGCTGCTACGTCGAAGCCGTGACGCTTTAGGCGGTCTACTAGGTAGCGAGCTTGCTGTCCGTAGCCCGTCGGTTGGTCGGGTGAATTTGAATAGAGCGTAACCGTTCCATTGAACTGTTCACGGTTAGCAGGGTTCTTGGATTTAGTAGGAGTCATAGCAAAAGATTAGCAGAAGATTTCGACAGAATAAAAGGGGAGAGCCGAAGCCCTCCCCTTCCAAATTCTTAGGCGGATAGGTAACGCGCCTCTTCTTGGATAGCTTGGATTCCAATTTCCAGATTCTCTAGGTCGGAGATGTACCCGGCTGGAACCGCTTCGATTCTTCCGGTCTTTAAGATTTCGCCCTTGTCGTTGAAGTCCCACTCGTCGCCGATAATGTAGATTCTAAAAAGACCGTTCTCCGCGAATACTTGATACTGGTCTTTGGTAGCTACTGGAGTTCCCAGTTCTTCTAGATAAATAGTTTTCATTTTCTTCCCTTTCGATTCCCGGGCCTTTCCCGTTAGTACAACTCTACGGTAATTTTGCCTAATTTTGACTAATTTCGCCGAATTTCTAGGAATTTACCAAATCGTTACAATAGGCCATTTGACTAGCTAAAGGAGTTCCACGGCTAAAAGGAAAGGTCGCCGGAACCCTACCGTCCGGCGACCTCTCCAGTCTGTTAGCTAATGCTTATGGCTTAGCTTGCTCCTCCGCGGAATTTGACGAAGTGGCTTGCGTGTGTCAATTTTGAATCCACGCGAGCGGTAACCCTAAACGTGGTTACATCATTTGCGAAAGCGTAATCTGCGGACTGAGCCACTTGTACACCTCCGGCAAGACGTGTCTTCAGCGACGGAAGATGTCCCACGCCAATCGAAAACGCATTGACCGCAACTGTTAACGCGGCCGGATTTTCGTAAACTGGGTAGCCTAGAAGCTGGTCTGGCTGACCCTGTGCCATATTTCCAGCTGTCCAGATAAACGCTCCAGAACCGTCCTTAAGTTTGCGAACTGCCGCAAGACCTGACTTGTTCATCAGCCAACCGACGCCCGGCAGCAAACGTGCCTGTCCGTCAAGAGCATAAAGCAAGTCCACCAAGTTTTCGTAAGTCGGTGCTCCGGAAACTCCGGTGCCACCAGTTACCGCAGAAGAACCAGTTGTGAAGATACCAGTAGGCTCTACGGTTCCAGTTCCAACGGTTAGTCCGGTGTTGATTCCGAAACCGATTGCGTTTCCAGCTTGCTCCGCGATTAGCGCAGAAATATCTAGCGACGAGTCTGCTAGTAGTTCATTTGCCACCGGAACGAGAAAGCTGTACTTGAACGCTGACAACTGTACATTCGAAAATGTCGGTTCGCTGTCTGAGATAGCTGAACCCGCACTCTTGATTGTTGCGGTTGAATATCCGGTTAGAGTCGGGATTGTTAGTGTGTCCCCACCTGCGGTGTTGATTACCTGCGAAACGGAAAGCATAGGGCCGGCAAGTCTGGCCACGCTGAAAACTTCGTCGTAGAAAGATTTTGGCACTAGGTTGTCGGAAGGAACAAGTGCTCTCTTCTCTGCTCCGAATGTGTGTGAACGTATTTCTCCGTTAGCGATTGCGCGTAGGATATCTGCGTCCTGACGAACTTCGTTAGAAGGAATAAAAGAGTTGCGGGCTGCGTCTACTGCGCGGGCTTCACGCTCTTCCATTTTCTTAGCGGTGTCGATAGCTGCGTCGCGCTGAGAAATTTCGTTCTCGATACGCTCGATTGTTGCTTGGTCATCTACGGTTAGTCCGCGCTTGTCCGCTTCGGCTGACTCGATTACTGT